AGGGTGCAGGGATTGCAGACCCTCATCCAGATTGACTTCAATCATCTTTTTGCGCGGATTCTCGACCAGAGTATTGACAAAGTTGGCATAGCCTTGGGCCATAGATAAATGGTCAGGATCAGTTCCGGTTGGTATTTCACCACCGCGCAGAATGATCTCTGACAGCTCATGGATGGCTGTGCCAATGGCAGCGGCCTCACCTGCTGGCTCATAGGGCATGAGGGATTCAAGGCGATATGAGCCTGGGCATTGCATGAACCGATCTGTGCGTGATGCTGAGAGTCGGGCGTGTTTTCTAACTTCGTGATTTACTGGTGTTTTCATTTTTAATCTCCACAAAAACAAGAAATGGTTTCTTCATTAGGGTCAAACATATCGCTTTGTTCAAATGAGTATTTGTACATTGCCGCATAGCTTGGTCTGTCAATCGCAAAAAACTGGCCGTTTCCCTCGCATCTTTTTGAGGCCAATTCCTCTTGCTTTATCCACCAGAGCGCCCTCTCTGGTTTTTCTTTTATCAGACTCAGAATCTGAGACTTCGGTTTCAAGTAGCACAGGTCGCAATTACCATGCATTGTTTTGCCGTTGATGTTTGGCAAGCCAAGATCGAAATCACTGTTTACCCAGAACTTCCCGACATCCTTTGCGGATACTTCTAAAGAGGCCAGTGGCATACAAATTGTTTCGTGCCTACTTTCTGGGTGTGGATTGGCTCTGAATTTTGAAACCCGTCTTGGCTCGTCTGCCCGAATTCCAATAAAAGAATCCCATTCTTCCCATCCTATAGACTTTAGGTATCGGTGCATTGTTCTTGTTTTCATGTAGCTTGAGCAGTACCTTGCCCGCCCATTGGGTAAGTATGGATATCGAGAAATCAATGCCTCAAATGGTTCACCATTACGCGCAGCAGAGTTGAAATCCACACGCTTGAAGGATGGGTCTGCGTCTTGGAATTCAAGCCAAGTGATTGGCACATTCCATCGCTCTGAGCAGTACTGGACAAAGCGCAAAGTCGCCTCTTCCTCTTTCCCAGTGTTGCAAAAAACCACCTTTGCTTCTGATGGCAGGCTCATGTCGTGAGCCTTTAGCACCTGGTAGAGCATGAATGCACTGGTGCGACCACCAGAGAAACTGATGCAAGTGGGGCTGTCTATTCTGTATGGGTTTGACATTTTTCTCCTTTTAAATAATCTGACTGACCACATTGAGCTTTTTCAAGACCTTGGCCAAGACTGTATGGTCCAAGCTGGCCTTGATGGTCAGAATGTAGATGACGGGTGGAATGCCTGACTTGTTGATGTTCTCAACACGGCTACTGGCCTGCTCCAGTGCTGATGTGGACCAAGTGCATTCAACAAAGACAATCGTGTCGGCAGCCGATAGGTCTACACCTTCAGACATGGCAGCAATATTGCCAATGATGCATTTGGTCTGGCCAGACTGAAAGTCTGCAATCGCTTTATCGCGCTTGGCCCTTGGGGTATCACCCACCACGATCACGGGCTTGTGGGTTTTGAGTTCATCTTGCAGGGCTTGGACCACATCCTTGTGGTGCGCAAACACCACCACCGGCTCATTGGCCTGGAGCAAGTCATCGATGAAGTGGCAGCGTATTGGACCTTGCGCATACCGGCCTCGCGCATGATCTCGGCCAGACCCTCAAAGGCCAGCAAGGCATTGGGGTTTGCCATCAAGGCATCGGCATCAAAACTTTGCTCGCGTTTGTCGTTGGGTAGGTCAAAGGTGATCAGGCTAACTTGTGGGTCACGATAGTCCTTGAAGATGGTTTCTTTTTTGCGTCTCAGGACATGGGGCCGCATGAGTTCTTTTAGCTCTGGCAGATTTGACGCGCCTGATGTATCTAGCCCCCAAGGGGCTGACCACATCTTTGCGTAACGGGCTGCAAAGTCAAACCAGCCGCCCCTGTAAATGCCAAGGCCGTGCAAGATGGGCCACAGCTCGATGGGCCTGTTTGGGATGGGCGTGCCACTGAGGGCATAAACATGGTCCACTTTCTTCATGGCCAGCATGGCCGCCTTGGTCCTTTGGGCTTTTGGATTCTTAATTCTGTGGCACTCATCCAAAACTAGAGTGTTATATCTGTCCACGTTCGTAACACCATACTGCAAAACATCATAGTTAATGATGGTGATATCTGCGCTATTTACCTGTGAAGCCTCACGTTTTCCATTGACCACATGGACCAAGACATTGGGTGCGAGCTTGCTGAAAGCCGCCTCCCAGACTGTCTTGGCAATGGCTGGGCAGACAATGAGTGCGGGTAGGTTTTCAAGTGCAGCAGCTGCTGTGGGTAGCGTCTTACCAACACGGGGCTGGTCGGCCAGTATGGCCCTGCGCCTGGACAGCAAGAAGAGCTTGGCCTCTTGCTGATGGGGAAAGAGTTGCATTTCGGTTTCCTCGTTTTAAGTTGTTGCGATCATATCTGCATATGGCTAAAGTGCAATTTCTGTTTGACGACAGAAACGTAAAACCCTTAAACCCTTAAAAGGAAAAAACCATGTCAACAAGAGTCGTAACCGGAAAAGTTCGCTTCTCATACTTCAGCGCCTTGACAGCTCGTAAGAATGAAATGAACGGGAAAGAAGAGTTCTCCACTCAAGTGCTTGTCCCCAAGACAGACCTTGACACTGTGGCCCAGTTAAAGGCCGCAGCCAAAGAAGCGCTTGTCGCTAAGTTCGGGGACAAGATTCCCAAAACTGTTCGCAATCCACTTCGTGATGGCGACACTGAGACCAAGTCTGATGGATCGCCACTTGGCCCAGAGTACGCTGGCCATTACTTTTTCAACACCAAAAGCACCAATAAGCCTGGTGCAGTGGATGCCCATGGCCATGACATCTTGGGCAGCCAAGACATAGTCTCTGGCGACTATGGCCGCGTGTCTTTGAATGCCTATGCTTATGACCAGGCAGGCAACAAGGGCGTGTCGTATGGTTTGAATAACATCATGCTTTTGTCAAAGGGTGACTCGCTGGGTGGTGCAAAGCCATCGGCGGCATCTGATTTTGGCGTGGTGGCCGGTAAGGCCGCGCCAGCTGCTGCCGAGTCAGTCGACAGCGACTGGTGATTTGTCGATCAGTTTATTCAGCGCCAAGTGCAATTGATTGACTGATGTCCACAATGGCTCCACAAGCAGCGCCAAGTGCAATTGATTGACTGATGTCCACAATGGCTCCACAGTTCCAGACAGCCACCGGCTTACCTGGGACTGCTGGATGCCAGCCTCATCGCACACCGCAGCCATGGTGATCTTGTGAGCCTTGGCCCTTGCGCGTATTGTGTGAATTGATTCCATGACCGCATTCTAATTGCGGTATATGTAAAAAAACAACATGGACAGAATTACTTCTTGCAAGATAATTAAATTCTGTCAGAATTCGTTACTCCTATTACTTAACGAAAGAAAACCATGAAACAGAAAATTATTACCACCCTGATCGAATGGACCTTGGCCATCATTATTTTTGGCGGCATTGGCGTGATGTTGGCTTGGAGGGGTTGAACTATGAACAAAACACCCAGCTGCCCCAGGGGCTTGTTCCAGTTTGACTGCACTGTGGAGGATGTGGACCTTATATGCTTTCTGGAATACAGCCCAGAAGAGAAAGGCTACACCGACTCTTATGGTGCGCCCTATGAGCCTGATATTGAAGAGTGCATGACACTGAATAACGCATACATTGCTGGCACTGATGTGGACATTGCCCACATGATTCTGCAAGGGTTTGTGGATCACATTGAAGAGTCTGCGCTGGAGAAGTTTCTTGACAAATGAATTGCCACCCGCCATCGATGCCTGCCTCGACCTGGTCAAAGACTTACTCCACCCAGAAGTCTTTGGCCATGCAATGCCTGATGAAGTTAAAACCCGTGCATTCGTTGTCAAAACGATGCTAGAGCGCTTGAAAGCCCGAATGGAGACCAGCACATGGCCAGAGGCTTAAAACCCCGTGTAGAGCCTGCCATCGAGGCAGCCTTGCAAAAGAAAAGCAATCTGTCTGATGTGGACTTGGCCAAGTTGTGCTTTTGTGCCAGGCGCAGTGCAGCGCGAATCCTGTTTGACTTGCACCGCCATGGTCTGGTCCACATCTCAGGACACACCAAGGTCCATGCCAATGGCCAGTGGCG